CCATAGGAAACCCATTCCTTATTGCTAGTCTCAATTATTTCTGGAGACGTGTAAGTACTTAAATTAACTATTCTTAAATCGTTCATATTATAATATATTCGTTACTAGCACTATCTTCGCTGACATATTGGTCTTTATTAATACTGTAATAATCGTTGGCTGTTTGGTTTATTGTCTGGTCTGTGCAAAAAACTTTGTCTTTATAAATTACTTCAGAGCCATTACTAACATCTAAAACATAAAACTGTCCCTCTACTAAAGTTCCAAATACTGATGCAAACTGTAAATAATTTCCACTTATTAATGAAGTACTCACTACGCTTATTGGTGTGTTAGTGCTTTCACTTGTTAAAGTAACAGTTAAATTCCCAACAGTAAATTCTCTAGGAATTATGTTAAAGGTTTTATTACCGCTTGTTTGTATTAGTTGCATATTAATATATAAAGAAAAAGAAAATATTTTGTATAGTATAGAAATAAAAAAAGGGCTATCCGTTAAGATAACCCTCTTTTAAACAATTAAATCAATCCTTATGCAGTTGGGTTAATTTGAGATGCTGAAGCATCAGCAGTAATTACCGCAGGTGTTACGAAATAAGGTGGTGCAGTTTCTTGAGCGTTAACAGTTAGTGTGTAACCAGTTAAGTCTCCCATTGCAGCTCCAGTAACGATTGTTCCTCCGTTCACATCTCCTCCGTTTTCAAGACCTACTACGAAATAGTTTCCGTTGTAATCCTCTACACATACGTGTGGTCTAGCGTGAGCGATTAGTTTTAATTCTTCTTGTGTTGCTTTATCTTGGAAAGTTAAAGTCATATTCAATGTAGTGTCGTAGAACGTAGTTCCATTTTCTCTACTTGAAGTAATCGCAGTCTCTAAAGATGAATTACCCTTTACATCAAACTGAAACCAAGTTGGTGTTCCAGCGAAAGCAGTAATCTCTCCAGCTACGATTGTTGCATCTCCTAAAGTACCGAAGTCTGCGAAATAGATAGTTTTAATACCACCTACTGCCGATTTACAAGGCACTTTACGACCATTAGTTATAGTACAAGCCATAGTTTATTTTTTTTAAATAAAAAAGGGTAGGCAGAACCCACCCCTTTCTAAAATTAGTTAATTAATTATTAAGCGTAAAGTACGATATCAGTTACTTGTGCATATTGTACACCAGCAGTAAATCTCATAATTACTCGGATATTTTGAGAACCATCAGTATCTCCCATATCGATAACTCTTACTTCATTCTGGTCAGATAATAAGCCAGTTCCGAAGAATAAGTTAGACTTCTCAGCAGCAATCATTGTGTTGTCAGACATACCTTTAGACACTACAATTTGAACACCATCAAAGAATAAACCTCCTAGTACTTGGTTTGTTCCTTTGCTATCATAACCAGCATTGTCTCCAGCAGCAGCAAATCCACCTAAAGCTCTTGTGTAAGCACGTGCAACGTTAGAAGATACATAAAGACGTAAATCTTCTTTTCCGTAAACAGCAGTAGGAATAGCATCAACTACTAAGCCCATTTGAGCGATTACGTTAGCAGCATTAACACCACCACCAACAGCAGCAATCTCTTGTCCAGCTGGTAAAGCAGCATCAGCAGCTAATAATACAGCTAATCCATCAAACTGTCCGCTAGTTGCGTTAGTTCCAGACCAGATGTTTTTTTCCATTCTGTCAGATACTTTAGAAGCAACGTGTGCTAATACGAAATCAGAAAAAGAAGCTGGTACATCTGCAAATGCAGAGAATCCCATTTCTAGAGCTTGCCAAGATTGGTGTAGCTCTTTTTTACAAAGTTGAAGATTTACTTGAAACTCCTCAGCAACTAATACAGCCTCTGTAAGTGTTAAAGTTCCTTCGTTTGTTTTAAAATCACAAGAAGCGTCTTTTACGATATCGTCAGTAGATGCTTTTTGTAGTACAGACTTATATCTTACGTTAGGTAAGATTGTAATCTCATTGTTAGCTAGAGTGTCTCCAGACAATAAAGCCGCAGCTATATATTTTCCAGAAAATTCACCAGCATAAGTAGTAGTAATTGCTAAACTCATTTTTATTTATTTTTAGTTGTTATTTATTTATTAAAATTTGATAATATTCTATCCATTGTAGTAGGTTTTCTTTTTGAACCTATTTGGAATTTAGAAAGTGTTTTAAAAGACTCTGGGTTAGAAACGATAGGCTCAGCACTTGGCTCGCTTAATTCAGCTTGTACTTCTGCTGGAATCTCTTGAGATAATTCAACAGTTAATTTGTTTCCAGCTTCAATTGCAGAAAGTTCTTCTTTTAAACCTTCTTCAGATTTAATGTCAGCAATAGCATCCTCAAGGTTTTTGATTCTAATTTCCATTCCTTTCCAATCAGCAACATCTGCTTCTTCAGCTAATTCTTCTTCCACTTCTTCTTCTCCTTCTTCTGTTTCTTCAGAAGGTACTTCGTCAGATACTTCACGAACGTCAGCTATAACACCTTCTTCTTCAACTACTAATAGTCTTGAATCTTCTAGGATATACTCTCCTACTGGCATAGCTATTTTTTCTTCGTCACTTACTATAAAGACTTCTTTACCTTCTTCAAGGCTGTCGAATTCGATAACAGTACCGTTCTCTAGCTTAGTTTGTTCTAGCTTAACTTCCTCGTTAAGATTTAAAACGTCTTTGATTTTTTCAATCACATTGTTTGACTTCATATTAATATATAATTTAGTTTAATTTAATTTGCATTTTCAAGCACTAGTTTTCCCAACTCCTTGAGCTTGTAGGCTTCCATCACAGCACTTTATTGAATACTTGTCCTTGTCTTTACATAAGCAACCTTTACGACCTCCTTGTGGGCTTGTGCGACTTGGTGTCTCAAACTTTTTATTTTTCATTATCGTAATTTTTAATAATGTCTATGATTTCTTGAACTTGCAAATCCTCTTTAGATAATCCCTCGTCAATAGCTTCTTTAGGTCTTTCCATCTTGTCAGCGAAGTAGCCTTCTATACTAAAACCTTTTACCTTACCAGTTTTTACAAACTCATTCCAAATTTTATCGTTGTTTACTTTAACAGAACCAACCCAAGAACCTAAAGGTAAATCCATTCCGTACTTAACGCTCTTATCGTGTACCTTATCCTCTACAATCCAAGATTCTACAAGGCTCAAACCTTCTAACTCGTATTTATGTTCAAGCGTTGAATTGTTTTGCTTGCTATTCATTAAATACATTTGAGACGCTTTTAAGACAGTTTCTTTTGAAAAGTATATATAATACTCATCTTCTCCATTTTGTCTGTAAATAGGCTTGTTAGGTATCAACAAAGCACCCATAAGTATTCTACGCTCCCCATCAATCTCAGCTAGTTTAAACTCTTGACTCTTTAACGCTACAAAGTCCTCCTCAATAGCTGGGCTTTCCACTACGCTTATAGCTTCTATCCCTAATTCGCTTTCTTCGTCTAATATTAGTTCAACTATTCTCATAATAATATATAATTGTTTTTTATTTATTTTGTATTTTACCCTATTGTAGCACCTTCAACAATGTTATTCTGTAAGCTCTGTGCTGTTGTTACATCATTAGCAACTACATACGTTTGTATAGGTTGCTGAGATTGCCCTCCTATTGCATCAGCTAACTGACTAGAACCACTTGCACCAACTACGCTAAACGAAGGAGGAGCTGGAGCAGCACCGCCACCGCCAGATGGGACGCTACCACCACCTTTACTAGGGTCTGTGCTTTTTATTGTTGCAATATTAGTAGCTGCAAATCCAGCAGCAAGACCAGCTTGTATAAATGGATATGCTGGGAATACAGATGTTATAGGACTATCGGCTGCGGTCTTAAAAGCATTAATAGTACCCTCTACTCCACTAATAGTGGCTTGAGCTATCGCAACCCCTTTAGCTACTTTACTACCCTTACCAGCCATTTCTCCAATTAAACTTAGAGCATTTTTAGCCATTCCTAATTTAGCGTCTTTTACTTTTCCTTCTAAATCTATTTTATCTTGTGCCTCTTTATCTGATATATCTGTTCTTAATCCAGCGTAATATCTTTCAACTTCTAATTTTTGTTCCTCAGTAGCATTTAACCTATCAAGCTCAGATATCTTTCTTTCTTCTTCTAGGTTTATTTTTTCTAGTTCTGTTTCTGCTTCTTTGTCTTTTTGTTTTTGTCTAAAAGCCTCTTGTATTTCTTGTATCTTTTTTAGCTTCTCATCAATTACAATAGGTTCTTCTTTTGCAGCAGTTTTAGCTTCGTTTCTAGCAGTTAATAACTCTGTGCTTAATCTCTTTTGTAAGTTTAATCTTTGTGTTTCTAATTGTATAACACTAGCCTCTAATTGTGCTGCTTCATTAAGGTCATCTTTGTTGCTTTTAGTTAAAGAGTTTTCTGTGAGTTTAGCTTGTAGTCTTAATTTAGCTACTTTAGTTTCTTTCTCTGCTAAGTCTTCACTTATTTTACCAGCCTCCTCTAAGAACTTAATTCTTTCTTCAGCAGAAAATTTATCTTTCTGTACTGCCTTCTCTCTAAGCCTTGCAATATCTTGCTCTGCTTGAGCTCTTTTTACTATTAAATTTCTTGCTGCTATTTCTGCTGCTGCCCTTTGGTCTGCTATTTTTGCTGCTGCTGCTGCATCTGATGCTATCTCTTTACCAAAATCCTTAACTGCATCAACCGCACCACTTACGCTATCTGTAATACTATCAACCCCTAAAACAACCTTTCCAACAGAATCAGCTGCTATCTTACCAGCCTCTTTAAAATTACCTTTAAATAGTTGGTTAATTGCCTTACCTAAGTTTGGTATTAAATTTAAAAGTCCCTCAAATCTATTTGTTATGTTCTGCTTTATTGAATCAGCTAAATCCTTGACAGCTTGTTTAGGGTTTTCAAATACACCTATAATCTTCTCCCCTAAGTCTGCTAGTAAATCTAAAAGGTTTCCAGTAACACTACCAATAACGCCTAGTATTTTAGCGAATTTGTTTTGCCCCTCCTCACTTCTAGTAAATGCTTGACCTAAAGCAGTTACAGCTATCAGTAAAGCACCAATACCAGTAGCTATAATAGCAACCCTTAAAGACTTAAACCCAGTTGTAACACTACCTAAAGCACCCTTAAAAGCTGAAAACTTAGAAACAGCTCCACCAGTAGCCTTGTCAAGCGTTCCGCTCATTGCTGAGGTTGATTTGCTTGTTTCTTTAACCTCTTTATTTACACCATCTATGCTTTTCTCTAAGTCATTTATCCCCTTAGTAGCTTTCTTAGAATCTACGTTTAATATAATTGTCTTCTCTATTTTAGCCATTGTATCTCTTGTTTAAGTGCTTTGTATCCTTCTTTTAATGTGCTAGGTAGCTTATGCTTCCCTTGTGCTATTCTTATCGCTTCAGTCTCTCCATTAGCGTATTTTAAACTCTCTAGTATTAATTTTATCAT